GGAACTATAGCAGGCAAAAATAAGACAAAGGGTGCGACTGAAACTAGAAAAATTGAGGAATCAAAAGCTCAGAATGATAGTTATTTACGATCGCAAGACGGCGAAATCGTCAGAGATTCTAGTAACGAACCGATTGTAATTGAAACATCTAAAAATAATGACAGCGCAACAAAGGACACTATTAGAAATAGTTTACCTCCTTTGACTCCAAGTCAGATAAAAAGTATGATGAATGCTATCGCTAAAATAGAATCTTCTTCTGGAACAGGAACAGCAGTTTATACTAAATTAAATTATAAAGATATATTATCAAGAAGCGATGCTAATTCTTCTCAATTTTATGGAGCATATAATTCTTCAAATTATTGGGGTAAGTATCAATTTGGATATGCAGCATTAATAGATTTAGGGTATGTTAAAAATTTAGGCAATAAAAGACAAAATTATGATAATACTAATCTTTTAAAGGCTTCTAATTGGGAAAATAAAAATGGTCTAAATTCTTTAGACGCCTATATTAATAATGGCACTGCTCAAGAATCAATAATGTTTCAGTTATTGGAAAGAAATTATAATATACTGAAAAGTAAAGGTATTATCACAACATCTGATACTGCAGAAAAAGTAGCGGGTTTATTAGCTGCTGCTCATAACGGTGGTGCAGGGGCAGCCGTAAATTTAGCAAGGGGTTTAGATAGTGTTGACGGAAACGGTACTCCAAGATCAAAATTTTATACTGCAGCTAGTCGAGCAGTAGGAGGAAGTGGTGAAGAACCCCAATCCGAAACTGATACAGGATCATCTGAATCTACAGTTGCTACCAATAAAGAATTGTTAGATAGACAAGGATTTGCTGATCCAAATAAAGTGTATCCTACCTTGGATTATTATGGATCACCTGACACAAATAAGTTAGCAAGAGGATTGACACATCCTTCATTAGTGAATAAAGAATGGTATAGATCAACTGATGTGAATTTAGCAAATTCTAGTAAAGTATGGGAACAACCAAAATCTCCCTACTCTGCTAAGTATCCTTATAACCACGTAGTTGAAACTGAAGCCGGGCATTTACTAGAGTTTGATAATACGCCAGGGCATGAAAGAATAAATCTATATCATAAGTCTGGTACTTTTATAGAATTAGATGTAAATGGCACATCGGTAAGAAAAACTATAGGTGATTCTTTTGAATTAGTAGATAACAATAGTTATACTTATATAAGAGGTGGGCAAAATATTACAGTAGATGGTTCTAGTAAACTGCTTGTTAAAAACAATGCTGATATACAAGTATTAGGAACTGCTACTGTAATTAGCAATGGTAGTATGAGTGTACAAGCGGCTGAGTCATTAGATTTAGTAGCAGATGTAGTGAATATTTCTGGTAAGACTGCATTGAATATGACATCAGGTGGAAACACTAAACTGCAGGGCAAAGATCTTAATCTATATTCAAGCAGTAATGATGTGACAATAAAATCTAAAAGAAAACTAGCGATGCAATCATTAGATAGCACTAGTATAAATGGTGGTTTCGAGTTAAGGATGGATGCATCTGTAATAAAAACAAAAATGGGGGCTACAGCTATTTCAGAAATTAACTTGCCTGTTTCTACTCCTCCAAGTAAAGAATTTCCTACTATTGTTGACAAACCAGATAAAGTGAAGAACGAAACAGACGAAAAAACCTTTTTGAATGATGATCCTATTACGTCTACTTCTCCTGAAGCAGTTAGTTATAGAACAGATAGATTAATACAAGAAATTATAAATGACACCTCTATCTATGTTAGTGAAACATCTGCTGCAACAAGTCCACAGAGAAATACAAGAAATTTCAGTTGTAATGATTTTTTAGAGTTTGATAGGCAAAATAATTTTCCTTCATCTATAATTTTATCTAAAAATTATACTTTATCGTCTTTACTATTTAAAAACACTCTTGTAGCGCAAAAGGGTATTTCTCGAGGAGAAATATTATGTAATATGAAATATCTAGCTGAGGTTTGTCTAGAACCTATAAAGGCAAAATATGCAGATATGATTGTTACTAGTTGTTTTAGAGTAGACGGCAGAAAAATTAAAGATAGGAACGGAAGGGAAATTGTAGTTAGAGAAGAGGATCACGCTAGAGGTATGGCAGCGGATATGCAATTCAATTCTAGGAGCTATCCTCAATATTTTGAAGTAGCTAAATGGATTGAAAAGAATATACCTCATGCACAGTTATTACTTGAATATGAAAGAAGAGGTACTATAGTTATATCTTGGATACATATCGCTTTTGATAAATCTAATAAAACAAGAGCTATGCGAGTAGGAACATTGATGAATCATGTGGTTACTCATAGAAATCAACTCGCAAATCAAGCATAATAAATAATTAGGGCTCAAATGGCAACTGTAAATAGAAAATCTAGGGAATATTCTGATTTAGATTTATTATTTGAATCGCATCCTTATACTAAAGATGTGAATAGAAACTTTGATTTTGAAGCTATAAAAGCTTCCGTAAGAAATCTAGTTTTGACTAAGAACTATGAAAGACCTTTTCAACCAGAACTTGGATGCCAAATTTATTCATTATTATTTGAAAACTTTTCTCCTGCTGTCAAAGCTGCTGCTGAAAGAACAGTCAGAAATGTTATAGAAAGATTTGAACCTAGAGTTAGAATTATATCAGTAAATGTTTTCGAAAGTGTAGATGAAAACGGATTAAGTGTAGAAATAATTTTTACTCCTAGAAATATAGATTTGCCCATAACTGTATTAACAACATTAAGTAGAGCAAGATAATGGCCAATCTTAAGATTTCAGATTTAGATTTCGATAGTATTAAAGAAAATCTAAAAACCTTTCTGAAGAATTATAGGGACAGTAATGGAGATCTAGTATTTACAGATTATGATTTTAGCGGCTCTGCTTTATCTGTTCTATTAGATTTACTTGCATATAATACGCATTATAATGGTTATTATGCCAATATGATAATGAATGAAATGTTTTTAGATTCTGCAGTTAAAAGAGAATCAGCAGTGTCCATTGCTAAACATCTCGGATATACACCTAGATCAGTAAGAAGTGCGAGAGCTACTATAGGGTTCACTGTTAGTGCTCCGTCAGGAAATCCAACTTCCCTTACACTAGATAAGTATACCGCTTTTAATACTATAATTAACAATGTATCATATACTTTTGTAAATGTACAACCTAAAACTATTGTACCAGTGTCTGGAGTTTATGAATTTAATGATGTAGAAATATTGGAAGGAATACCTTTAGAATACATCTTTAGAGTCAATAATCCTGGTCCAGGGGAAAAATACGAAATTCCCAATGAGAATATAGATACAACTTCATTAGTTGTAACAGTACAAAATTCTAATACTGATACAACTACTACCACATTTGAATTCGCAGATGACGTGGTTGATATTAATGGAGATTCTAAAGTATATTATATCGAAGAATCCCCTACAGGGAAATTTCAATTAATTTTTGGCGATGGCGTTTTAGGGAAAAAATTAGTTAACGGTAATCTGGTCAAGGTACAATATCTAATAAGTAATGGATCTGATTGTAATGTTTCCAGTCTTATTACACAAAATTTTACAACCTCTGCAACGGTTGGTGGCGGTGGGATTACTAATATAGTTACATCTATTAATTCAAATTACGGAGCTAATAGAGAGACGATAACTGAAATAAAATTTAATGCTCCAAAGTTTAATTCTTCTCAAAATAGAGCTGTTACAGCAGATGATTATAAAGTACTAATAGATACGTATTATCCTGCTCTTATTGATTCTATTTCAGTTTGGGGTGGGGAGGAAAATATTCCGAAAAAATACGGTAAAGTAATTATTGCTTTAAGTCCTGCTACTGGATTCACTATCACTGAGGATATTAAAAATAATATCTCTAATTACTTGAAGCAAAAGAAAATATTGTCTGTGACACCAGAATATGTAGATCCAGAGTATTTCTATATTAATTTGATGGTTAATGTGAAATATAATTTTAAACTTACTTCATTAACATCAGATGATATAAAACAACTAGTATTGGAATCCATAAACAACTATTTTAACAATAATTTAAAAAGATTTGACCAAGACTTTGTCTTTTCAAAATTATCTAAACTAATAGATGAATCTGAGGATTCTATAGTAGGGAATCTTATTTCTCTTAAAATACAAAAAAGAATAATTCCTGCTCTGTCTACAGATTTAATTTTTAGCGATGATGATTCATTAAAATTTTATGTTGGATTATTACCTGGTAGTTTAGAAAGTACGAGATTTGCTATTACTATAGAAAATGTAGTTTATCCTGTAATAATGAAGGATTATCCTACTGATAGTCTTCCAAATTATTCAGGTGCAGGCATAATAAAATTAATAAATCCAATTACAAATGCAGTTGTTAAAGATAGTTTTGGAACTATAGATTATGGTGCAGGAACTGTTTCAATTCCCACCTTAAATGTTACAGGTTTTTATGATGATTCTACGGATTTAAGAATTATGGTAGCCCCTCAAAATTCTTATTTAGATGTTACTGTCAACAGAAATCAAATTCTGTTACTTGATGATAGTACATCAAATCCAATAGTAAATAGGACAAAAGGGCTAGATGTCAACGTGTATCCAGTAAATGCCTAAATTAGAAAGTAACGTTTCCTCATTAGTAGTAAGTCAATTACCAGATTTCATAAGAGGAGATTACGTTTCCTCTTCTAATCAAGAAACTCCTACCTATAAAAAATTCATAAACTTTATTGAAGCGTTTTATAAGTTTTTAGAACAAGAAACAAGGCCTGTAGAAGTTTTACAAAATGCTAAAAATTCTAAGGAAGGAATGGTTGAAACTAAAGCAGTTTTTGATAGAGAATAAATATGTCAAAAAGTTATAAATTAGAAGAATTATGTTTCTTAGAATTAAAAGAGGCTTTAGAAGGTTTGAAGAACAAATCTTTTACTTCAGAGGAATTAACTAAATCCTGTATTCAAAGAATAGAAGAGTATG